TCGGGATTTTTTTTGTCCAAGGGCAGCGTCGGTAGCTGGGCCGTGACGTTTGTGCAGTTAGAGAAGAACGCAATCCCAGGCTCTTCGGTGAACTCATCGACCTGCAACAGCCTGTGCAGTTCGTTTTTGCCGCTGACGCGGCTGCCTTTACTGCGATCAGATGGCCGCCAGCGGCAGCCTGCCAGGATCATCTGCTCTGCCAGAGACGGGCCTGTGTCGCCTCGTTTGTGCCAGCAGCTAGAGTCGAGAACGCCGTAAGAGATTTTGCCGTCATCTTGCTCTAGGTCTAGCACCATGCGGGCGAGGTCTACCGCCAAGACTTTACTGACATACAGTTCCCGATAGACGATCAACGTGTTCTCTGGCGTCACCGCAAACCACAAGACCGCACTGTGTGAGCCGTACCCGTAGTCGCAAGAGCGAAACTTGCGCCAGCCGTAGGGGATGTCGAACGGCTCGATGACGTGCGTCTTGCGGTCGAACTCCGTAAACGCTGCACCCTCGGCTATATCCCAGTTGCCCTCTAGCAGTTGCCTGCGTTGCGTCTCGGGCAGCGACAGTAGCATCGCTTCGTAGTCGCCAGACTCATAAAGGTACGGATTGTCCTTTAGTTGAGCCGGGATGAAGCGCCGGCGGAACAGCGGCTTACCGGCCTTGCTGTGGCGCTGCGGGTACTTCAGTACGTCGCCTGTCTCGATGTCCGTCGCCCAGAACGACTTGCCTGGCGTCGTCGGCGTGATGAACATCTTACGAACCCAACCGTGACCGGGACCTCCAGGGTTGCTGGTGGCCCGCATGTACAGTTCTATCTCCGGGTCCGTAGAGCGTAAGCGAGACCTAAGATAATCCCACGCAAACGGCGTCGGATACTGTGTAAGCTCATCGAAACCCACCCACGTAAAAGATTGACCTTGGTAGCGAAGAACGTCTTTGTCTTGCTCCAAGTACGACATCCAAATGCGCGCACCCGAAGGAAAAGTCCATTGGCTTTTGCGCTCAGACCACTTTGCTCCGGGGACAGCTTTTGGGTATAACTCACTAGACTTGTGTATAAGCTCCCGAAGCTCATCGTTTGTTCTCCTTAAAATTAGGGCTACGTGATTGGGATTATCTGTGTAGCGCAGCGGGTCTATCAGAAGCGCGTAGGACTTGCCAGACCCGGCGCTGCCACCGTACAGCACCTCGCGCTCAGGCGCTTCAAAGAATGCCTCCTGTGGACCAGGGTTAGGCTGGAATATGTACCGCTTCGGTATCTCCTCGACCGTCTCCGTCGTCGTACTCGTCGAGACTGGAGAGATCGACGGGGTCTTTGCGATCTTCTTGCGGGACGTAGAGGAGGCGCGACTGGATGAGCTTTTCCTTTTCCGCACACTCTTTCGCTTTGGCGGTGTAATATCGGTAGAGATTGGCGATGTCTTTTCGTTTTTTTTCTGATCGGACAATTTTGTGCAACCCTTGGAATGAGATTTTGCGACCGGTTTTTGCAGACAGCCATCGCGCGACTTCGCGGTAGCTACAGGTCTTGAGATATTGTTTTGCCTCTTCTAGGGCCTCTAGTTGTTCGACAATCGGGTTTAGGATTTCAGAATCGTTGGGATCTAGCTCGTAGCCGAATGGGACCTGGCGGCTAAATCGTGGGACTGGTCTCCAGCGCGGTTTCTCTTCAGTCATCCTCTTCCTGTTTTTTCTTGGCAGGCAAGATAAACAGCCCGCCGCTTTCCGCCTGCACGGCGACTTTTTCTGTTTTGATTACACCGACACGATCTAGGATCTCACGAGACGCGTTGATGCGGTCTCGATTGCCGAGTGCGGTCGGATCTTCTAAAACGCCAGTCATGGCCAGAGCAGCACGAGGACCATTCGAGGCCAGATAGGTCTGGGTCGTCTCTAAGATCTCGTCTTTCAGGCGGCGCACGATGTCGATAGTTTTGGTGTTGCGGCTGTAGCCGGCCACATCCATCGCCGCCCGCACATTGCCAGCAGCCTCGCCCATCAAAGCGTCGAGGAAGACTTTCTGCTGTTCTGTCAGATCTTTTTGGGTAGCCATGTCAGCCCTTCGCAGTTTTTCCGGCGCGGATTACGCCACGTTTCGTAAATATGCCACCGCCGCGACTCATCTTTTTTACAGATTTAAGATAGTCTCCCAGCGTCTCGGACTGCTTCCCGTGGAGCTTCGAGGCTTTAGCAAGTTGCCCCGCAACTTTTTTTACCTTTTTAATGGTCATCTCTGGCTCCTCTAAAACATACTGCCAGAGCCACCCGGCTCTTGTTCTTCGACATCGAATGTGACGGTCGGGGTGAAGCCGAAGTTGCGCTCCATAAAGTTTTGGATGGCCAAGCGACCTGCCGACTCGCCCAACGGCTCACGGGCTGCTATCTCTTCGTCCATTTCGCGCTGAGTACGGAAAGTTTGACCAGCAGCGGCCTCAAATTCCATAGGGCTTGGGGTTGTTTGCTCTGGAAACAAAATTTGCTCGGCTGGATCTTCTAAAATACCTCGCATCTGGGTCTCCATTGAAGGGCGAGGTTTGGGGGGCGCATCTTTATCGTCAGCCCGCGCAGCTTTGGTGGCGGGTGCAACTTTGGTGGCGGGTGCAGCTTTTGTGGCGGGTGCAGTTTGTTTTTTTGGAGCAGCAGGAGCAGTGGTGACAGCGCCTACGTCGCCTGACGATGTACCACCCATCAAAGGAGAAAGCGGTCTGCTGGCGGCTGACTCATCTAGGTCGTCGACATCACTGGAACGACGCTCAGGGCGAGACCGCGATGTGTCACCGATTGGCGGCTCTTGTGGAGCATCAGGAGACCGAAACGCTTCATATTCGGTATCGCCAAGAGCCGCCGCTTGCTTTTTAACTAAAGTTTCTAAAAAGGTTTGGATGTTGTTCGGCGAAGGCTCTGCTCTCTCGGCCTGTTTACGTGTCCCTGTAGATCCTTTTTCTAATCCAGGGAAAACCGTGTCAACGACGGCCCTCATGAACCGATCAAATTGTTCATTGTCCGGTAAACCGAAAAAGTCTGCCAGGCTTCTTTCGCCTCGTAAAACAGACTTGCCCTCTTGCCCTCTAGCAGTTCTTTTTGGCCGAGATGCCGCCCTCTGACGCGTCTGCTCATCTGACTCTGGGCCTGCATCAATTTCTAGTGCGCCTCTACCCACATTACGAGCAGCCTGGGCTGTAGAGGGCATTCGACTAAATTTTTCTAAGGGCAACCCTCGACGCTCTGATGATTGAGGGCCTACACTTCTGCCAGCCCGAACTGCTTCTAGTTCTTCGCGCAATTGAGGTAACTGAGAGCGAAAAGCGAGTTTTTCGGCAAAGGATGCCGTGCTGTCAGGCCCCAGTTGTTTTTCGATCTTAGCAATTTCTTGCTGCAAATATTCGATCTCTAATTTTTGTCGATTTTGTGCGGCCATTATTTCACCTTCCGATACGCGCGCGTTTTAGCGGCAATTTTTTTCGGCTGTTTTACAAATTGCTTCCCAGCCTTCGTCCCTTTCCGCTTCGCACGGGTCGTAGCGGCGTACTCGGCGCTAGTGAGAGACTTAATAGCCTTCTCTGGCAGGTAACGCTCCCCAGTTTTGCTGGAGGGCTTCCCTGATTTCGTGCGCCACTTCTGCTTCGTCCACTGTTTGAGACTGCGCTGCGATTTTTTGAGTGCCATCGTCCTACGATCTTTTCGGTTGCCGCTTACGATTGGCGGTTCTACTGACTACGCGCAGGTTCTTACGGCTGTTGTTGCGCGGGTTCATGTCTTTGTGATCGACTTCTTTGCCATCGCCCTTTCTTACGCGCCCAGCCTTCATCATCATTTTGCGTGCGGCGTTGCGGGCAGCCCGTCGCTTCTTCTGCTCCGGCTTTGCCTGGTGTGTGACGTACTCTCGCCGGTAGTTGCGGGTCCGTTTAGCGGGCATTTTTTCGCGCCTCGGTCTTTTTCTTCATCTGATCGATGTAAGAGCGGTACACTGCCGCAGCCCCAGTCTTTTTTGCCACTCTGGCGCGCTGTTCCATGGCGATTGCAGCCTGAATTTTGTGCGCGTGGGACCTGCCAGAGCGTCGGATCTTGCCGACAGACGCTTTTGCGTCGGCTGTAGTCGCAAATTTTAGCCCGCGTATCGTTCCTTTCGGGTTTTCGTCGGTATAGAGGTCACTGTGCTTTTTAGATTTGGCTGGCTGACCCTTCTTACGCGGTATACGGGCCGTCGCCATCAGGATTTACGTTTCCGTAGGACCTTGAAGTCGGCACCGGTAATCTTGCCGAACGGCGCAGCGACGTCGAGTTTCTTCTGACCGCCAATCAAAGCGCCTTTGGCCGCGTATTTAGGCGACTTACGCTTCGTGCCGTCAGCCCGCTTCATCAAGCCGCGTGCTTTCGCAGAGGCCCGCTCCGTAAAACCGAGCTTTTTGCCGGCTTTGATCTTCTTTTTTAGGGTAGACGCCTTCGGTGCAGCCATTATTTGTATCCTCCGCCCGCTTTTTTGTAGGCGGCCGCCAGCATCTGCGCCTTACGCGCGGACCATTGGCCCGGCTTACCGCCCTTCGAGCCGGCTTTGATGCGATTGAACTGCCGTTTACGCATGGCTGGCTTCGTGTAGTTCCCTGCCTCGTTGACGCGAGACTTACTCTTCTTCTTCTTCGCTGCCATCACAGTACTCGCAATCAGGACAATTGCCGTGAGGGCACAGTTCGCACGTCTCATCGCAATCGTGTTCTTCTT